TGTTCATATTCTTCGCCCGTTATTATGAGTCCTGCTTTAAGTGAAGCATTAAACAAGTCCTCTTTAGACTTAACAGATATTGCCAACGTTCCTGCACTTACCCCATCTGTACCTGATATTGTAAAATTACTTGGTGATTCAGATGGATTTATAGAATTTAACGTTGCTATTCCTATTCCAGCATAATAATTTGAAGCAATATTATTGTCTGTAAAATTACTAGGAAATCCTGTAATATTTCTATAATCACACCCCGCAAATGCTATCCACAAAGTTTCCATTCCAGTAACAAAACCAGAAGACAATGTTGGTGGTGAAGGAGTGCTGGTGTTTGCTTCCTGACCAGATATAACCACTTCGTCTCCTGCGGGTATGCAAACCATTATTGATGAAGTTGCTTCACTATCATGCGTTAGTGTTATCTGCGTATCCACACCATTATAAATAGTTTTATCCACTATAGTATGCTTGTAACCATATGTCCCACTGTAAAGTCTCACCCATCCATCTACAATACTTATGGGATCATTGTCATCTTTAGTAAAAAATAAAAGTAATAGGTCGCCAGCCTTTGCTTCTGTTGGGACGTCAATAGTACTTGAAGAACCAGAAGCTGTACTTGTAGTTACACCGCTTATTAATGGTTGTGTTGGTGCATCAAAAGAATCAATGCTATTTGTAAGTTTTCTATCAAACTTAATAGTTATTTTTTCGCCGTCACCTTTACTCATTCCACACCTCCTCAACTATTGGTAGTGGGATTGCAACTGGTACTAAATTAATTGGTGTGAATGTTTCATTAAAAGTATCAAAAGAATATCCTGCTTCATTTAATGTATTTGATAAAGTTACTGTGACATCTTCTGAATTATTCATTCCTATTTCAGATGCTATTCCAATTTCCACAGTTATATGAGTACTGTCAGTCATTGTTATATTACCTACTGGTAATTCTTGACTACCCACAATATCATAAATAACTATTGTAGGTGTGCTGAATAGTTCGTGTTCAACTTCTATATTTATTATTCTTCCCCAATCATCAAATTCATCTGCAATGTTCTCTAAATTAACAAAAGAATTATAAGGAGAACCAAATAATATGTCAATAGTGATATCAGATATGCCAGTTGTAATGTTTTCATTCTCATATGAATCATAATAAGTGATCTGTATAACTTCTAAGGTTATATCAGTTATTGCTGAACTAATGTAGTGTGGCTGAATTGCCATACCTGCCCATTTACGTTCAGTAACCAACCAGTAAATATCACCTATTGTATTTTCGATGACTACAATAAATCTATAATCAAGCCCTAAAGCTAAAGAAACATTTTTAGCTGTTCCAGTAAAATCTGTTATTTCTCTTTCAGTTTCCCATATTACTGTGTCATCTAATTGTTGAGAATAACTTCTATACCAAACCGTTCCATCTGTTTTAACATATGCAAGAACCATTCCTTGATCTACTTCTAAATCAAAGTTTTTCCAACCTCTGATAGCTGATACAGTATCAACACCTGTTGCTAACTCTGCTAAAGTTGAAGCATCATTCCACAACTGTGACATTAGCTTCCCAGTATCCGTTACCCAAAATATAAAAGGTACTTCATCTGTGACTAATCGCCATATACCTTCATACAATATCCATTCTCCATCAAACGTTATTTCAACATCTGTTCCATTTCCTAATTCAAATTGGTCTACCCAACCTAATTCATCAACATCAGGAAATTCTCTAATAGATGTTTTAACTACCCCGTTATCTACATGAATCTCATATAGACTATCAGGTCTACCTTGTGGTGGATTGTTATATCTTCTAGGTGCGATTGCTATATCGCCTAATCCAACTTTCGTTCTGATATCTACAACAGCGGTTTCTAATCTATCAAACAAAACCCATTCTTCTAAATCTGGGTCCCAATAGGAGGCAACTCTCTCTGCCCACCCACCACTGTCTTTTAAAGTTTTAGTCCAATGTTTTTTAGGATCCCAATTTCCATTCTCATCTTTTGTGTTAATATTATATACAGTCATGAGGACACCTACAGTATTTCTTTAGAAGTATCCAAATAAACATCAATACCTGTTGGATCTTCGGGTGGTTCATCACCTAAATAAAATACTACATTAGGTTGTGCGCCAGTTCTAACATCTATATATTGTCTAATAGAAGTAAAGATCTCTTTCAAAGTACCTTTTCCAAAAACCATGTCCTCAATATTTATGTGTGGAGATGCATCATTCTCACTAAGAATTGTGGCGTATAATAAATCTAAAGTATCTCTAAGTGTGTCTGCGGTATTGTCTCCTTGTATAATTAATAAATTGAATAATTCGTTCCAACGTTCTGCAGGGACAATATCCCCAGGCATTTCGGATATTGTCATCCAAACATGTCTGGCTATCCATAATTTTAAGTCATCTCTAAGAGCCATCTACATCACCTCGCATTCATCATTCTATATACCCAACCAAAATCCATCATTTGAAACATAGATTCATCTTGTGCTAATAATTTAATTCTGCCTGAGTAGCCTTTACCGCTAATCTTTAATCTAATTCTAACAACTTTCAAGTTAGGAAAAGCACCATACGCTAATTTCCAACTGCCTAATATAGTTTTACCTGGTATTGGAGTCGTTGCTTCATTAAAGCCTGGTGGGAGAAGATCTGGATCTTGATATTCCTTAATCACTACTAACTGTCCATAAGCAGGATCATTAGGATCTTCTATTAATTCAGTATGATAATTAAAGAAACTAGTTCTTTGAATACCATCTAAATGAAATTCATTATGAAATGACAGTTCAACACCCATCATATTATTAACAGTGAATACAAATTCACGATATCTTTTCTTATATAAGTTATTTTGTTTTCTAAGCCCAGTGTCTAGATAAGGGTAATTGTGTAGCACTCTAACTTGATCCCCCTCTAAATTTATCTGATCTTTAGGACTTAAATCATCTCTAACAATAAACTGTATCCCAAGATTTCCATCTGTTCTAGGATATAAATTATAATAATCATTATCTGAAGTAACTACTTTTCTAAAAGGCGGCATTTTATTTTTATTAGTTTCTACTAAATAAGTATTCCAAACTCTAAGCATAGTGTCATAAGCTAATACAAATTCAAAGTATCTGATGTTTCCTCCATAAGTAAACTTATATTTATAGATATTCTTAACTGCACTACCATCTAAGTAAGTGTAGTTATCCATGAGGTTTAAAGCCCATTCTTCATCAAAGTTAACATCTGGGGCATATATTTCCTCAAAGATCTCTTTAACATTACTTGAGAAGTTATATAACAAACTAGATACCTGAGTAGATATTGGAGCTAATTGTAATTGCCCCGCAAAGTTACCACTCGGTACAACCATAAAGTATTGGTCGTCACTTCTGAAATAAACCATATTCTTTATGACTAATATAGTTTCTGCGTCACTCATGCTTATGTTCAGATCCTCCTGTATAACTTTAGTATTAAATCCACCTGTCATATAATCAGGTTCAAGTTGATATATTCTAGTTTCAGTAAATACTAAAAGAGTATCTAATAATGGAATCGCTTTAACAATATATTCACTCATAGGCTCTATGCCATGTGGGTATGGAAAATAACTTGGGTCATTTATATCACTAAAGAACAGTGTGTTGCCCGCACCATTAACACCCCATAAAACTGACTTATGCATGAAATCTGCCATACCTGTTGCTGTTCCTAAATCATAATTCTTCACATCAATATTTTTATTACTGGTCCCACTATTATCTGCTAAATAATAATTAGCTAGAACAATACTTCTAAGTGGAGCTGAAGTATCCACACTATCATACACTTTAACAATTACAGAAAACTGTTTGTACGGAGCAGCGAAAGTATGTTCTATGGGGTCTCCTGCTGTGATTGTGTCTGAGTCTGCTACATCTTGTATTACTTGCACGCCACTAAGTGCCTCTACATCTTGAACTTCCCATTGAACTTTGTAACTTCCTGCACTTGATGGGTACTTATATATTAATTTAAAGGTAATATCTTCGCCTACATTAGCATTAAATTTTAATTGTCCACCAAAACTATAGGGTAAAACACCTAATAACTGTAGTCTTCCTGTGGCACTCACGCTATTTTCAAATACATAAGGTTCATCTTCTAGCATATTGTACCCATAATTTACTGCCTCATGAGGGCTGAGTATTCTAGGTGTTACTCTTTCAAGATAATACTCATATGACCCACCTGACAAGGATACTCTAATTCTACCTATGCCATTTTCTGTCCCATCTTTATATACTATATAAGCATTATCTTCTACATTAGAAAATATTCCTTCAGGACTTGGATTTAATATTTGTGCGTCATGAACAGATTGCATACTATATCTACTATCATAATTAACTGTAGCTCCTGCTTCATTGTCTGAGGATAAAGTAGCTTCGTGTATTACGCCTGATTGTAAATCCCTGAGTATTAGCTTAGATGTGTCAAAAGTAATACCATCATTATTAGCAGTTGGAATCCCTATTAATAAGTATTCCATTAATATTGCATCATCATTATCTATATCATCTATTAAACATTTATTATTGTGGTGTATAATGTAATCTTGATTTGCTGTAGCTAAATCTAAAGTTACTGAAGTAACAAAACCTTTTCTAGGTCTGAGAGATGAGCCAACTCCTAAAATATCGTAGTTGGTTAATACTCTACAATTTCCTTCTTCTATAGGAGTATTTCTAAATAACATCCCGCCGAAGAAAGATTCTTCAACATCAACAACTCTCCGTTGTCTTTGATATGTTTTATAACTTCCAAGTACTGCCATTAACAATCGCCCCCGTATCAGAGTCCTTGCCCAAAGTTCCAAAAGTAGGGTCAGGTGCAGTTTCATCATCTACTAAAGTATCAGGATCCACATAGCCTTTCACATATTCTTCAGGCACTTGGCTTAAGAAATCTCTCTGCATTTCAAATAAATTTCTTTCATAAAGTAATTGGTACGCTTCTGCAGTAAGCATTCCTTCTTCATCTGCAATAAAGAAATACCACGCCGCTCCAACCACCACACATTTTCTAATCCATGCGTCTGGAAAGAGGTCATATGCTGATACTGAAGAATCTAAATCTGAAAATACTGGATAGGCTGATCCTAATCTTTGGTTTATGTCATCAATGGTATCATCAAGATAATCTTTTAATTCATAGTAAGATAACAGTTCTCCTGATAGTTTCCTATTCACTCTATTTACAAGATCATTTAAATTCATAATACCTCCTAATAAAAAGACGAGGGAATATCCCCTCGCCATTATTACTATACTTTCTGAATTAAATCCAAACTGCCCAATTGTCCACCGTCGAAGTTTTTACTAACGTTAGCCATCCTAGTCTGTCTGTTGATTTGTGCATCAACTCTAGCTATCCTTGCCGCAACTTCCATTGCGTAGGATTTAGGAATCTTATAACGTTGGTTATCGCACGGAACATAGATAGGTATACCGTTCAAACTGATTGCCATTGATTTTCCAAAATAAGGTTTGTACATTGGCGATATATTAACCTCAATTTTTTCTTGAGTTTTATAATATTGAGCCAATTCACGCTTACGTTTCTGTGCGTGCATTACCTGGTATTTCAATGGTTTGTCAGCTACATTACCGTAACCTAATCTAATATCGTCCTTAACTTCTTTTTTCTTTGGTGTCTCAGTTGGTTCTGCATTCTCTGGATTGTCACTGCAAGCGGCTTCGTGACTTCCTAAACCTTGTGGAGAATACATTTTTCCACAGTATTGACATTCAACTTTCTCTTTTGATTTTGCCATTAGTTACCTCCTACTATTAAATATTTGATTGTGTAGGAATACATAAGTAATCAACAATTGCCTCAGGTCTAACAGTACCAAACCCTACAGATTTGATTCTGAAACCGATTGATTGTCTTTGATCCACTGGATCTAATACACCTGCAGAACCTACACCTTTAACATACGTCTTTGCTTGTCCTTCGCCTGTTAAACCAGTTCTGATTAATGCTCCATCACCTAAAATCATTGTGTGGTGAATCTCTAATTCAGACCAACCGTCTGGTAATGTCCATACATTCTGTTCTGGAATATAAGAAGCTTCTTCACCAGTACGCTCATCTAACATATAACCTGACACTTGTGCATACTCTACATCATCTTCATCAAATGTTCTATAAACATAATCATCAGCATCTCTAGTACCTATCCAAGCTGTACCGTCATCTGCGACTTCATAAAGTTTATATGCAATGATAGACTTTTTAGAAGTCGCACTGATATATTCTCCGGTCATAATTGACGCTAAAGTCTCATAGAATTCTAATCCGAACATTGGCACTAATGATCCGCCCTTGTATAATCCCATTGTGTCTTGATTAAGAGTCATATACTTAACAACTGTCGCATCATCAATCATATCGAATGTAAATTCAGGAGATGTGATTACATGGTAATTACCATTTGATCTAGGTTTAATTAAAGATCGTTTTAAAGCAAGAACAGTTAATCTTAAATCTAACATAGATGGTGCTCCTGTTGCTATTCTCATAGCTTCTATATCTGCCGCTCCACCCGCAAAACGTTTTTGAGCATTTAATCTCAAAGCTTCTCTTGCAAGTAAGTCTAAAGTTTCAACTGCAACGATTGAATATTGTTGTACATAATGTGCAATGATTGGGTCAACTGCTTTAAAGTCAACTGCATCAGTGAACTCCATATATCTACCATATTCATACGCTTGTAATTCAAACTTCTCTACTGAACCCTTGTCGCTCTTAGGTGGAATACCTTCAGCTAAAGGAACTGTATGAGCATATAATGGTGCCCATCTACGAACTGATAACTTATCAGCTTTGTTTTGAATCGGTTGTTCTTTTGCATATCTGAAATACTTGTACTGATCTTCGTCCAGTCTGATTGTATCTAACAATTGCTTGTCATAAAAAATCTCTGGATTTGTTAAGTTAACTTCTGATTGGTTTAAGTGCCCAACAATACTATTAATATCTACTAATGCATTTAAATTCATTAATATATCCCCTTTCGTGTGTCATAATTTATCCTATTTCATCCAAAAGCTTATTTAACTCTGACATACTACTTACCTCTGTCTTAGAGTTACTCAACTTACCACGTTTCTTTTTAGATTTACCACTATTGTTATCAGCCGCTTTGTCTCTCTTTAGTGCTTCTTCTACTGCAGAGTCAACTTGTTTCTGCACAATCTCATCAAAATACATGTTCTTGTACATGCCTTCCCAGTCTGCTTTCTGAGATAATAAGTCATACCCTTGAGATGTAAGTTTCCCTACAAAACTTGCTAATCGTTTCTGATCGACGCCGAATTCTTCTTTTATTTTTTCTAAAGAACTTTTAGCATGGGTTTGTATATCTCGTTGTCGGTATGCACTCAGTTCACGCTGTGCCTTGGAGTCGGCAATTACTTCCTCTTTTGTTTTGCCCTCACGTTTTGCAATACCTTTAACAGCTAAGTCGGATAGCTGGTCTAGTGAAGTGTCATCTTTAGGATCTATCCCTAAGCCTCTTGCGAGATTATCAATAGCTTCTTTTAATTTACTATTCTCTTTACGCATTGCGGCAAAGGCGTGATTATCCTTTGGCTGATTTTTAACAACTTTAGATTCTTCATCTTCTTCTTCTTCTTTTTTCTTTTTTGGCTTGTCAGTTTCGTCATCATCTAAATCTTCATCATCTGTATCTAAATCTTCATTATCATCTTCATCTTCATCTTCATCTGATAATTTAGGTTTAGGCTCTGGAGTTTTAGACTCGTCATCCTCAACGTCTACAGTACCTGGGGTTACTTTTGTTTCTTCATCATTATCTAACCCGTCTAATAGAGTGTCAAGTTCTGAGACATCACTAACAGCTACATCTTTTTTATTTCCATTCATCTTTGCCTCTCCTTTACGCTATATTACTATGCGGCTAACATGTAGTATAGGAATTTTACATACTATATACACACACTTAAGGGGTGCGGACCCTCTACATGTAGTATATCACTATATTATATTTATTGTCAATAAAAAACCAGGGGGTTAACCCTGGTTATTAAACATGCCCTCCATTGCTTGGGCTTCTTGCATTTGTGGTGCTTGTGTTTGTGCGTCTTGCTCAACTTTTCCTTTATTCTGTAATAGGTCAGCTGTTGCAACCATTGCTTCTGCAGGATCCATACCCTTCTCGGTGAGACCTGCGTAGGCGAATACAGTCTGAGACACTTGGTCGATGTAATCTTGTGATCGTTGTATTCCCATTCTTTCTAACATATATTCTTTGTTTGGTAAGTCTTGGAACATCAACCATTCTTCAGGTGTGATTAAATCTACACCCTGCTGTCCTGATTGTGCATATTGCATTTGTTTCTCCATAAGAACATTAGCCATCTGTGCAATACGTTCTTTAGACTTAGGTAGTACAGCAGACACATTGAGTTCATAGCTGAATAACGTGTCAGAGTCTATGTCGGGGAAGTCAACCTCGATAGTTTCATATTCAGTGCTATTCTCTTTCTTAGTAAAATACTTCCGTTTCTGACCGAATTCTAAAAGATTCATCAGAATTAGTTGGGTTAATCTCTTGGAGTATTTTTCATAGTTGGCTATTTTAGGTTGGTCTATAAGTGATACCTGATTAAGCATATCATTCATGCCACCTGTAGTGGAAATCGAACCTGTATCTCTGCCTGTGTATCTTCCATCCACCCCAGTAATTGTTTGTATATCCATGGATAAACCTTGGACAATTGACAAAGCTTGTGCTGATAATTCTGGAAACTCGTGGTAGTGAACTGCTTTAGTAGAATCACCGTTTACAATAAAAGTATGGTCTGCATCATTACCATGCTTCTTAAACGCTCTTACATCTAAGCCTGAAT